TGTAGTGTGTGCCATGTCTCAAAGTGCTCAATAGGGTCTAACTGTGAAAGCATATCTTCTGTAGCAACTGCAACTGCAATATCTTCATTTGACATACTTACAAGATTTGCCATTATAGTTCCTTGCTGTATATTGCATGACTCTTAGTCAGCCCTAATGCTCTTTCAGCTATCCTATCAAGTGAACCATTTAATGGTGCAGACAAGAAAAATGATGTAGCGTTTCGTTGTTTTGCCTTCTCTTCTATCCGTTTCAAAAGCTTTAATCCAGTACCACCAGTTCTGTACTCCTTCAAAACAAAGAAATACTCTGTGGTTGTGCCAAGCGTGGAATACTTTGGAAGTCTATAAGTTACTGATGTAATGAATCCTACTAACTTATCACCATCAAATGCACCAATGGTATCAAGCATACCTTGCTCTTCCATGAGTTCATACAATTCTGTGTCGGGATAATAGTCTGGTACTGCATCGCATTTACTCTCTGAAGAGTAGGCAGATATAAGTTCATCTTTGTTTGCATCATTTAGCAGTTCATTTATACTTAACTCTCTAAATTCAATATTCATGGCAGTTTCCTTATCCCATCACATTCTTTAAATTATAGCGAATTAATGCTAATTTTCTTTCATATTCGTTGATTTTATGTGATAAATCGTCTATTTTCCTTGAATTTTCTATAAATGCAATATATATCTGTTCTTTTGTCCATTCATTATAAGCACTTAATTCTGCCTCTGTAAGTTGTAGTTCTTCTAGCTTCATGTGTTACCTCATATCAAATTTAATTCTGTTGCTGTTTTCTCTGTGTGGTCTGCTCACTAAATGATCGTGCCATGAGATTGCAAAGTATCTCCAAGCATCTGCACCATGTGATGCCCAGTCGTGCAGTGGGTGATCTTTGAATGTGTTACGCTTATCATCAAATTCTTTACGATAGTTCTTTAATGCTCTGATGCCCTCTTTACATCTATCAGCATCAAACCAAACTCTACCGATTATGTTACGTCCTGCTTCTATTCCGTCCATAACACCCTTGTTTGGTACGATACGCACATTGACTCCCATCTTTCGTAGTGCCACTTCTCTTGATTGACCAGTAGATAGTTCTCTTACCCTGATATCATGTGGAACATAATGACCCTCATAAGTGATGTTGTATTGATCTCTTAGGTCGTGTAGCCAGTTCACGTAATGAGAGAGAGATTCGCCTGAATTCTCATAGTATGCAACAGCTCTAAGTTCTTTACCATTTACCTGTATAACCCAAATAGATGTTGCATCTGCTATACCTAAATCCCAATAAGTGAATGTTTTAAGAGATGCCTCTATTGGTATATTGGTTATTCTTCCATCTTTGGCAGCTTGATTCATTTGTTTAGCATAGTATGCACCTTCCATATCCATATCGTCCCATGAGCCATTTAACCATTGTTCTTTTAATGCAGGAGGTAAACTCTCAAGGTACTTGAGATAACCAGGGTCAGCATCCATTAAGTGCTTATTGTCATGTATAGTTGCAGGTATGTATATCCTTGTCTTTCCATCAACATCAAACTTTTGCATATCTTGATTGATGCCAATTTTAAATCTTTCCTTTACCCATTCGTGTCCAGCTCCACCTGGATTAGTAGTTAGGAATACTTGCGTACTTATGCCTGGCACGGTTGATCTCACAGAACCAAGTAGCCTTTCATAGAGTTTCTCTGATGGTATATGTGTAACTTCTTCCATTAGCAGTCTATGTATTTCCCACCCTTGATATTTTGTGTAAGCATCTTGTGTTGCCAAGTGTCCCGTATAGATGGTTGCACCAGATTGAAATACTATCACAGCAGGGTTGCCAGATACTTTTACTCCGAGATGTGCATATCTTTGTCTTGCTCTATCCACGAAGTCTGCAAGGTCTGTAGCATTACGTCTAATAACTAATGATCGTAACTTAGGGTTTGAGGTGTCGTACAGTAGCCATACAAGCGCTGCATCAGTTTTACCCCCACCTCTTGATCCACCGAACAATACTTCATCAGCAGTTGTTTTAAGTGCAATCTCTTGCTTTGGTGTTGGTGACCATTTCACGAATCGGCATCTTTCTCTGGTGCGTATATGGTCATCGTATTCACAACTGTAGACTCTTGCTCTGTTTTGTCTTTCCACCCAAAGTTATTTTTTAGGTTGAATATTGTTCCTGTTACTGAATTTCCTTGTAGGTTTTCCTCCCACCAAAGCTCTACTCTGTCTCGTGCCTTTTTTATAGTGCCGAAAAACTGCTCCTCTTTTGAGTAGTTAAGTAGTGTCTGTCTGTCCATGTCTAAGTAGTATGCAAGTCCACTCATTGTGTATGGTTTCTCTCTTATCTCTGTCTCTGCAAAATATTGTTCAATAGCTTTTTCTAGCTTTTCTACTGAATCAAACTTTTTTGGTCTTGCCATTATAAATCCTTTATCTTGTGTTTGTATTGCTTATGTTATCTTACCATAGCTACATTAACTGTGTGCCGTTGTATTTCACCAAACTCTTTATGGTGAACAATACACTTCATATCTCTGCCACTTCTGTATCCTGAAGCTGAATGCCAGGCATCTTTAGCAGCCAATGTTCTAAAGCTTTCAAACTTGTATGTTCTAAACTCTTTTATTTGATCGTGATGAACGTGACCTGTGTACCAGTATCTGTGCTTTGACTGACTCCATATCTCTTCACAGTCTGCTGCCATTATCTCGCCTAAGGCAGTTGGCTTTACTGTGTGGCCATGTGTTGCACCTATAAGGACTTTTCCGAATGGATAGTACCAGAACATTGCTGGTAACTCATTGACTTCTACTCTTGGATCATTCCTAAACCATGCTGATAAGTGAGCTGATAAGAATATTGCAGAATGTTCATTGTGATTACCTATGAGGTTCTTAACTATTACCTTTTTGTGTTTCGTTAATGCTTCCTCTACTAATCCAACCATAATCATCAAACCTACCTTTAGGACTTTAAACCATCTTCCATCTACATCAAGTTTATTTTTGCTTCCTGCTGTTTCGTTTGCCTGATTATCTGAATGAAAGAAGTCACCCACATCTATTATCACTGCTGTTGCACTAGGTGGTGCTGCTGATACTAATCTTCTCATTGTATTGATTAGATCAGACTCTGCTACGTGAAGGTCGTGATCATCTCCACTTTCAAGTCTATGTGCTAACATTCCAATGTGTGCATCACCTATGTTATAGACTGCCATACAGTCATCATTTGATACATTAGGTTCTGGTGTTGGTTCAGCTTTGCCCTCTACTTCTGAAGATATCTCTATAATAGCATTCTTCATAGCTTCAAGTCTATCTTCTAATAATCTGTCTGTCTTTACCCATTGAATAGAAGGCTCACCATCTTTATAGAGAGTTGAAGTTCCTTTGACAACAAGACCCTCTGGAACATTTGTGTCTGCTATGAAATGACTTCCCTTTCCAACGGCTGACTGTCTTTTCCTTAGTGCTTTAATGGCTTTATATAAACTTCGTTCAGAACTCATTCCAAGTTTGCTACTTGCTTCACTAACTGTTTTTGAGTTCATTAATGCGTGTATAACTTCTCTTTGTCTATCTGTATTGCAGAACTCTAAAAGGTTTTCGTATTTTTTCATAACTCTTTTACCTTTGACTTGTATTTACAAATGATGTTTTTTAGCTCATCTATTGAATATAAATAAGGCTCATTATCACACTCTAGTTCCTTAATCTTATCTATGCCATACATTTTTACAAGTTCTTCTCTGTATGGCACCAAATTTCCACTTAAATGTGAATTACAGATTGAACAAGCACTATGCACATTCATTTCATTAAAACGATGCTTTGAATTTCTCCCCACAGGACGGTAATGGGACGCATGACGTTGTCTACTTCCATCGTGCTTACAACTAATACATGGTAAGTCTTTATCTCTCTCTCTTATATACTTATTAAACCATTTTTGAGCTTCTTTCATTAGCCATGATTTATCTTGCTGGTTAAACTCTTTCAGGTTGCGTCTTGCTTCTTTGGCTTTTCTTTTGGCTGTGACTTCTGCTTGATACTCTATTGCACAAATATAATCATGGCACTTGTGTTGCATATTGCGTGGAGTGAAAAACTCTCCACATTTTGAGTAAGCACATTTTTTCTGTTTAGCCATTAATCCAAACCCATATCCGATATTTCGCCATTTTCAACAATTGCATCACGAGTTGATGGTCTTGCAAGTTTTGCTTCACAGGCTTC